CTCTTAAGGAGCAGACTAAAGACAAGGACAAGATTAAAGAAGATCTTGAAAAAGCCAACCATCTCCAACAACGATTATTACAAAAAGTCGAAACTTGCGAAAACCACGTGGGCTTCTTTGGAGAGCACGATGTTTGTCCAAGCTGTGATCAAGATATCTCAGAGCAATACAAACAGAAAATTATCAAAGACCTTAATGAGAAAGTGTCGGAACAAAACAGTAAGGTTGATGAACTCAACCAAGCACTATCCAAACTACAAGAAAAACTTTCTGCAATCAATGAAGTCATTCAAAAGATTACCGACAAGAACATTGAATTTTCTACTAAGAATTCATCAATCGCCTTACTCAATCGTCAAGTCGCAGAAGCCGAAAGTGACATTAAAAGGATTGAATCTGACACGACTAACCTCGATGAGGAGAAAACAAAACTAAAAGATCTAGCCAAAGAAGCACTGGCAAAGATTAGTGAAAAGACGCAACTTCAAGAGCATCGTAATCTAGAAGAAGTTGCGTCAATCTTGTTAAAAGATACTGGTATCAAAACTGCCATTATCCGTGAGTACTTGCCAATTATGAATAAGCTGATCAATAAGTATCTGGCTGCAATGGATGCTTATATTCACTTTGAATTGGATGAAGCGTTTAATGAAATTGTTAAATCTCGTTATCGTGATGAGTTTACTTATGCAAGTTTTAGTGAAGGCGAAAAGATGCGCATTGACTTGGCTATCTTATTCACTTGGCGTCAAATTGCAAAGATGAAAAACTCTGTGAATACAAATCTACTAATCTTGGATGAGATCTTTGACTCATCTCTTGATACTGCTGGCACGGATTACTTCTTGAATTTGATGCACCAACTTGGTGATAAGAGCAACATCTTTGTAATTTCACACAAAGGTGATCAGCTGTTTGACAAGTTCCGATCAGTAATTCGGTTTGAAAAACGCAGTGATTTCTCTGTTATCGTATAACCCTCAGTTCTTGAGGGTTATTTTCCCCTTTAAAATCAACAACTTACGTAGTCGCTTTACTTTAATTCAGATGTAAGGCATAATTCTACTATTGATTAGGAGATTATACTATGGAAATGTGGAAAGATTTTAGCGACTTTGAGCTGGCAGAAATTGCAGCACAATATCATCTTCAAGATGAGTTGGAATTTAACTCAGACTTGACTTTGATGAATCGTGAGAAGATTGAACAGTTGCTCACTCACGTTGAACTTACCACAGCATTTGGAGAGTAATATGAACTCTAAAGTAAATGCAATTGACTTGTCAGCCAAACTCTTGGCTACTGAAAATATCAGCGTCCGTCGTGCTCGCTCACGTACTGCGTCATTTGATATCAAATCCCGTGTACTTACAATTCCGATGTGGAAAGACATGACACCAGAAGTTGAGGGTATGTTGGTTGGTCACGAAGTTGGTCATGCTCTATGGACTGGCGATGAGTATATGGAACCAATTAAAGAAAACCCAAAAATGCATTCATACTTGAATGTCTTGGAAGACGTGCGTATTGAGAAATTACTCAAACGTAAATATCCAGGTATTCGTAAGACTATGAATGCGGGATATAAACAACTCAATGAAAAAGACTTCTTTGGTGTTGGTAAAACTGATCTGAGTATGATCAACCTTATTGACCGTATTAACCTTTACTACAAAGCAGGGTTTTCTTGTGGTGTTCAGTTTACTTCTGAAGAAAAGCCATTTGTTGTACGTGCTGAAAATACAGAAACTATCGATGAGGTAGTTGCCCTTGCCAAAGAAATTTACGACTACTCACTAGAGCAAGCAAAAAAGAATGCTGGTCAGCGTATGCTCGAGGAACAACTAGAGCGAGAAGAAGACGATGAGGAATCTGGCGAGTATGACGACCTAGATGAAATTGATGAAGACTTCGATAACATCGATGATTCAGATATGGACAAGACAGGCGAAACCCAAGATGAAGCTGACTTTGAATCTGAAGAAAAGAAACAACCATCTCTGGGTAAAACCAAAACTGAAGAAGAAAAGAAACAAGAAATTGTTGACAAAGAAATGGAATCCGTAACGGATAAAACTCTGGAAGAGAAACTTGCTGAACTGGCAGATGAATCAACTGAGTTCCATTATCATCAGTTAGATAGTGATTATGTTGTTGATCACATTATTGGTTACAAAAAGATTTTGTCTGATGTTGCTGAAACATTTGCGCAACATGAACACGAAGTGATATCAATCGATGATTTTAAACCTGAGTCGTCACGTATCGTAAATTACCTCATCAAAGAATTTGAGATGAAGAAGTCTGCCACAATGTATAAACGTGCTCAGACTTCAAAGATGGGTTCTTTGGATATGAAGAAAGTTTGGTCTTACAAGTTAAATAGCGATTTGTTCAAACGTGTAACTACTTTCCCGCAGGGTAAAAATCACGGTATGATTTTCTTGCTTGACTGGTCAGGTTCAATGGATGTTATGTTGGACGATACCATCAAACAAGTTGTTACCTTGGCAATGTTCTGTCAACGTGCTCAGATCCCATATCAAGTATTTGCCTTCAGTAGTCAATATGATATCTTTCCACAGAACACTGATGCGCATAGTAAAATGCGTGCCAAACAACAAGCTATCTACGCAACTGAAGATAGTAAGGTTCTGAATAATGCTGTAAACAACTTTGCCTTACTTGAGTTGTTTAGTAACAAGATGAGTAATGTTGAGTTCAACACAATGTGTAAGTACGTGATGGATCGTTGGTTCCGCTACGCCAAACATGGTGAATACGCTACTGGTGGTACTCCACTGAATGAAGCATTGGCGTATATGGTTGATTATATTCCAAAATTCATTAAAGCCCACAACGTTGAGAAAATGTCATTCATTACTCTTACGGATGGTGAGGGTTCAGGTTTGTATCCTGTAGTTCGTTCTTTTGATTCAGTACGTAATGAAATTATTGTTGACGAAAAGACAGGTGAACGCAGATACAATCGTATTCAGGTGAAACACTTCTTGCAAGACTCTATGACTAAAAAGTCTTATGAATTACCCAAACACGGTAGTGGTCAGACTGAAGTATTGTTGCGTATGATTAAAGATCGTTACAATGTTAACAGCGTTGGATTTTATATCTGCCCAAATACACGTCGTTACTTGTGTCAAGCAGTTCGTGCAAACTTACCTGGATTTGCTGGCTCTGAATATAATCTTGTTGATGTATGGCGTAAAGAGTTCCGTGATAATGGATTTGCATCTGTTAAAAATACTGGACGTGATGACTTGTTTATCATCCCTCAGAACAGACTTGCTGTTGAAAATGAACAACTTGAAATTCTTGCAAACCAAACGGCAAAGCAAATTTCAAATAAGTTCAGTAAAATGATGTCTTCTAAGAAGACTAGCCGAGTGCTGCTCAACAAGTTCATCGGTTACGTTGCGTAAGTCATTGATTTATAAGGGGAAAATAATCCCCTTATTTTTGGTAAGGAATGCAAGAAATCGCTTTACTTAAATTCAAAAGTCAGGCATAATTATACTATTGATTGGAGATTATATTATGAATGAATTTACTACGTTTTCTGCTGGTGTTGCTGACGCTACCTTTGACTTGTTGGCTGGTCCTGTGTTCGCTGGTGGTCCTACTGAAAAACCTGAATTAGCTTCACTTGACTTTATTGTGAATGAATTCCGAATCCGCTTGGGTTGTTCTGATGCTTATCTGGCTGGTTATTTGTCTGTGCTGTTCTCTGAATGATGTTGAGTTTTAATTTTATTATGAAAGTGAGTGAATGATGTCAAACGAACAAACTGTTTTTGAAAACAAAATGTATGAGATGTTTCCCGATATTCAAACTAAAGGTACTGTTGAGAATTCTCAACTACTTGCAGTGATGAAAGAATTGGGTACTAAGAAATCACCACGATGGTTGATGGTGGATAAAGTTGGTCGTGGTCTTTACGCAATTCCAGGTGGAAAGATTGTTGGTAATACTGCACTGAAAGAACAGCCTATGGAATCGTTTACGGTAGATTACTCCAATGTTGAATCGTTGATTCCAAAGAAAGATCCAAACTTTGTACCATTTGGTAACTATACTGATCTAGAGAATATTATCAAGTCGGGTATCTTTTATCCTTCTTACATCTCAGGTCCAACTGGTAACGGTAAGTCAACAATGGTTGAACAGATCTGTGCCAAACATAAACGTCCACTGATTCGTGTCAACTTAAACATGATGACTGACGAAGAGCAACTAATTGGCTCCAAGACTTTGGAGAATGGTAATGTGGAGATCGTAGAGGGTCCAGTTCTTATTGCAATGCGCACTGGTACTACTATGTTGCTTGACGAGATTGATGCTGGTTCAGCCAATACGTTGCTTTGTTTGCAACCAATTCTTGAGGGTAAGCCATACTACTTCAAACTCAAGAATGAGATGATTATTCCTGCTCCTGGATTCAATATTATCGCTACTGCAAATACAAAGGGTAAGGGTTCAGACGATGGTCGTTATATCGGTACCAACGTATTGAACGAAGCATTCTTGGAGCGATTTGCTGTTACATTTGAACAGGAATACCCAGCTGCAAAAGTTGAAATTAAGATTATCAAGAATCTTATGGAATCATATGGATGTGTTAATGAAGAGTTTGCTGATACGCTAGTTAAATGGGCAGAGTCTATCCGTCGCACGTTTGATGATGGTGGCGTAGACGAAACTATTACAACTCGTCGTATGACACATATTGTTCGTGCCTTTGCAATCTTTAAGGATCGTAGCAAAGCAGTTGAACTATGTTGCAATCGTTTCGACTCTGCAACGAAACTTGCATTCATTGACTTGTATGAAAAGGTATCAAACCCTACAGAGGTTTCTGTAGCTGAGGTACCAGAAGTTGCAGTAGTGCAAGAAAACGTAGATCCGTTTTAACTTGCTTTTAATTGTAAATCGTAGTAAACTAATGGTTGTGAATTAAATACTTGAAAAGGAAATATATTATGTTGAAATTTAATACTCTGTCGAATTCTCAGAAAAAATGTATCATTGCTTTGATTGAAGCTAACCCTGCCTTGAAAACTACAGGTCAGATTACGCTGAAGGAAGTAGTTAGCATTACCCAAGATCTTGCTGCTAAACGTACTGCTGGTGCACCTAAAATTGGTTATCCAAATTGGTTGTTTAAGTATAATAAGATTGAGCGTGGCGTGTATCAGCTACCTTTGCCAACAGAGCAAGATCTTTCTGATTATGCGCAAGGTTCTGTGAAGCAACCTAAGGTTAAGGTATCTAAATCTAAAGCTGCTGCTGCAACTCGTTTAGAGAAAATCATTGAGTCATCTCCTGTGCATACACAGGATGTTGAGGACTTCAATGCGATCTTACGTGAGAATGGTATCACAGTATAATTTAATTTTGTAGTATCGGGTTGGGGACTGCCATCTCCCAACTCGTTTTTTTTCGATGGCGTTTTTAACATGGAGATATTATATGTCTAAGCAAGCAAAGTTGTTGTCTCATCTGCAAGCTGGTAATGAGTTGACTGCAAAACAGATCAAAGGTTCTTTCGGTATCGCTCATCCTGCATCAGCAGTTCGTAACTTGCGTGAAAAAGGTTACTGTGTTTATTCAAACGCAGCTAAACTTGCAGACGGTACACCTACTGTAAAGTATCGTATCGGTATGCCAAGCAAGCGTATGGTTGCTATTGTAAATGCAGTAGTTGGTGCATCTGCATTCACAGCACAGCGTACACGCTAAGCAGTAAGTGTATGGGCATTCTCTGAGTGCCTATACGCATTACTGTTGGAGAAAATATGGCAACTAAAGAAGATATTAAAAAGTCGCAGAATGCTACAACTGGTGGGCGTAAGTTTGATGGTAACAAAATTCAATATGGATTGTTACCTCCACTGGCATTGAAAGCCACTGCAGAAATTCTAACATTTGGGGCGGAGAAATACGAACCAGATAATTGGAAGTTTGTTCCTGACTCAAAACGTAGATACTTTGACGCAATGCAAAGGCATCTCTGGGCATGGAAAGAGGGAGAGCAAAACGATCCCGAAACTGGAAAGAATCATTTGGCACATGCAATGTGTTGCTTAATGTTTTTGTACGAGCACGATGTAAAGTATTCAAAAATTGAAAAATAAATTTGCCGTAAATCCCATTTTATGGTATAATGTATTATACATAGTTAATATGAACAGGAGAAGTAAATGAAATTATCTAAAGAAACTGTAGCCGTTATTAAGAACTTTGCTGGTATAAACAGCAATCTTCTTTTGAAGTCAGGTAGTAAAGTAGCGACAATCTCGTCACAAAAGAATGTGATGGCAGATACAACTGTAACTGAATCATTCCCAAGTGATTTTGGTATCTATGACTTGAACGAGTTCTTGGGTGCCATGTCTTTGTTTGAAGATCCAGAATTGGAATTCAGCGAAAAGTTTGTTACTATCAAACAAGGTGGTATGAGCATTAAGTATTATGCTGCTGCTGCAGATGTCTTGGTTGCCCCAACTAAGAGCATTACTTTCCCTGATGCAGAAATCAACTTTAACATTACAGCTTCACAGCTTGATATGATTCGTAAGACTGCTGGCGTATTGCGCAGTGAAGACGTTTCTATCGTTGGTGATGGTAGCAAAATTGCTGCTGTTGTTGGTGACAAGAAAAACTCTACTTCAAATTCTTTTAATCAAACTGTTGGTACAACTGACAAGACATTTAAAGTTAATCTAAAGGTAGAAAATCTAAAGATGATTCCTGGCGATTATGCAGTTAGCATTTCGTCAAAGAAAATCTCTCGCTTTAAAGGTTCTGGCGATCTAGTTTATTACGTAGCTGTTGAAGCCGATTCTACATTCGAGGGTTGAACACCATGGAGTTAATGGAATTATTTCCAACTCCAATCTGGGTTGGTAAATTAGATAATATTGATAATACTCTTATTGAGAATTTTTGTTTAGATCTTTATAACAAAAATCCAGATAGAAGAGATAATAATGGATATAGAAAAGATCCAACTGGATTAAAATGGAGAAGTTGGTATCTAATTAAAACAGAGTATGATGCTTGTCCAGAATTGTATAAATTGGTTAATAGTATAGAAACTTATGCCAATGAGTGCTTTCAAAAATTTAATCCGAATAAAACTACTAGTCTGCGTTTTTCAAATTCTTGGATTAATATTTCTGGTCCAGGACAATATGTCGCACCACACATACATCCCACAAGTTGTTTGTTAGCTACATATTATATTAAAACGCCAGCAAGATGTGGTAATATTATCTTTATGAACCCAAACCCAGCAATTACTTGGAATTATCCATCTGGATCATATAGAGTTAGAAATAACTATACAGATCAACTGCGATCGATTGATGTTGGTGTTGGTAAGTTTGTTCTAGCACCAGCACACGCTCAACACTATGTTGAGCCCAATGACTCTGATGAGAATAGAATATCTATTGTTTTAAATTTTGTTATAAGAGATACGAATCCACTATTGAGTAATGATAGAAACTACTCTAAAAATAGTGTCAATGTTGGCATGTGAATTTTTTGATTATTTGAAAGAAATATTATGATTGAATCTCGTGATGATTTGTTTTTGTGGGTAGAAAAGTATCGTCCACAAACTATTGATGAGTGCGTACTGCCTGAGGCATTGAAGAAAAATTTCAAGGATTACGTAACTAAAGGTCAATTGCCAACATTCTTGTTATGTGGCACAGCTGGTGTTGGTAAAACTACCATTGCCAAAGCATTGTGTAATGAGGTAGGTGCTGATTACATTATGATTAACGGATCCGACGAAGGTCGTTCCATTGATACCCTACGTACAACTATCAAGAACTTTGCTTCAACAGTATCCCTAACTGATGCCAAAAAGGTAGTTATTGTTGATGAAGCAGACTATATGAACAGTGACTCTGTTCAACCTGCTTTACGTAACTTTATCGAACAGTTCTCCAGTAATTGTTCTTTTATCTTTACTTGTAATTTTAAGAATCGTATTATTGAACCACTTCACTCTCGTTGTTCTGTGATTGAGTTTAAGATCGATAGTAAAGACAAGCAAGAGATTGCTGCTACTTTCTTTAAGCGAGCAACAAATATCCTCAAGCAAGAAGGTATTGAGTTCGACCCTAAAGTGGTCTCTGAACTTATCATCAAACACTTCCCTGACTATCGTCGTATCCTAAATGAACTTCAACGGTATTCTGTATCTGGTAAAATCGATACAGGTATCTTGGTTAATTTGGGTCAAGAATCTTTCAAACAGTTAGTGAAGGATATGAAGGAAAAGGATTTCCCAGAAGTTCGCAAATGGGTATCCAAGAATTCTGAATTGGGAACTGCTCAAATCTTCCGTGAATTGTATGACAACGCATCTGTTGTAATGCAAGATAATAGTATTCCTCAACTTGTATTAATCTTGGCTGAGTATCAGTATAAATCTGCTTTTGTGGCAGACCAAGAGATAAATATAATGGCAGCATTAACAGAAGTGATGTCTCATTGTAAATTTAAGTAAGAGGATTCTATGGAAGGTATGTATATCCTTATTGGATTTTTACTTTGGGTTTGGGGTATTGTTATTGGGTGGCGTGCACGTGAAGTACACGCAAAGCAGCAAGTACAAAAGTACATGGTAGAAACTGTTGATGAACTAGAAACCCAAACATTACCAGAAACACAAATTCAAATTAAAATTGAAAAAGATGAAAATATGTTTTTTGTTTATGACCTAAATACTAATGAGTTTATGGCTCAGGGCACAACTCGTAACCAAGTAGAAATGGCTCTGGCAAAAAGATATCCAGGTAAGCACTTTGCAGCGACCCCAACCAATTTACGTGAGATAGGATTTACATCATGACACCAATATTAAGTGATTTTCAAGAAGGAACACGCAACGCTAAAGTGTATAAAACAGCGAATGGTGAATATGGTGTTATTGTATATGATGCCGATACTGATTATAATGATTTTAAATCTTTTAGTAATGAAGATCTGGCAGAAGAATTCGCTGAGGATTGGGTATTGAGAGCAGGGCGATGACACCTTTCGACTTTATCAATGCTATCAATACTAGTAAAGAAAACTTGTTTCGTGACCCACAAGCAAACAAGGATTATAATGCGTGGATTGTAAATAAAGGATTGTCTTATTTTCCAGACACCGTATTGTACGCCAATGAGATGAATTTCCACCGTAGTATACCTAAAGAATGGCAATTTCAGTTTCTACTAAATAGTATACCCAAGAAAAAGCGATTTAGTAAATGGTCTAAAAAAGACACTCGTACTGAAACTTTGTCCTTGGTTATGGAGTATTTTGGGTATTCTGAAGAGAAAGCTAAACAAGCGTTAAGTATTCTCAGTAGCGACCAATTGACTATGATACAAGAAAAATTATACAAAGGTGGAAAATAATGACTGTGGAAATGATTTACTACGACTGGACGGCAGAGTCCATGCTTGAGGTGACACTCCCAGAACCAGACAATTTTTTAAAGGTTCGTGAGACTCTAACTCGCATCGGTATTGCATCCCGTAAAGAAAATACATTGTATCAATCTTGCCATATTTTACATAAGCAAGGTAGATATTTCATTGTCCATTTCAAAGAACTGTTTGCTTTGGATGGTAAAGAATCGAATATCACATCAGGTGATATCGAGCGTAGAAATGCCATTGCTGGTTTGTTACAGGATTGGGAATTATTGACGATTCTAGATCCTAAACGTGCCGAGCAAAAAGCATCTCTATCGCAAATAAAGGTGGTCTCTTATAAAGAAAAGGACCAGTGGGAACTTGTACCTAAATATAATATTGGAAAGAAAATAAAATGATTAAACTTGAATTGAGTATTGATGAGTGCAACACTATTCTTCGTGTATTGGGCAAACACCCATTTGAGGAAGTTGTAACAATTATCCAAAAAATTAAATCACAAGGCGAGCCACAAGTGGTCGCACTTGAAGCAGAAGCAGCAAAGCAAGCAGAATTGCCAGCTGCACCTGCTGCGTAAAGAATTCACCTTAGGACCGCTAAGTTACGAATCGTATTAAAGCTGACAATACGTTAAGTTGTCGCTGGAGCCAGTAACCAGCATTAATGATATGCCTTCGGGGTATCAGTTTATTTTAACTCGCTTAATAGGAGCATACAATGTTACAATCAGTAAACACGTTAATTGACACCATTCAGGATGCCAAGAAACAAATCGTCAAGACATTCGTTCAAGACAAAACCCTAGCAGAAACCATCAACGAATTTGTAGAGTCACAACGCACTTTTACAAAGCAAGTTGCCAAGACTACATTTGAAGTTGCAACTGAGTCTGCTAAACAAGTAGCTAAATTTGATATGTCAAAGGTGAAACTATGACTTCAAATTTTATCCCTACATTCTGGACTACAAAAGATCTAGATAAATTCTTTGTTGGTTTTGATGATCAGTTTAAAACTCTTCAAAAACTACACGATGACGTAACAAAGAATATCCCTAACTATCCTCCATATAATATCAAGAGAATTGATGACACTCACTATACCATTGAGTTGGCTGTAGCAGGTTTCGGTCAAAACGAAATTGATATTGAAATTGATGGTGGTAAGTTAGTTGTTAAAGGTAATATATCTACACAAGAAGCTGAAGACAATTTCTTGTTTAGAGGAATTGCTGCACGTGCCTTTACTCGTACCTTTGCACTCAATGATCAAGTAGAAGTTAAGGACGCAGAACTATTCAATGGTATGCTTAAGATTGCTTTGGAGCGTATGATTCCAGAAGAAAAGAAACCAAAGAAAGTTCTAGTGAAAGCAAAAGGCGAGAAACAATTCTTAGCCGAAGGGAACTAAAATGGAACTCTTAAAAAAAGTTTTTAGTTTCTTTGTTGCAATGTCAGAATCTTTGCATGAAGCAAAAGAAATGCAAAGAAAATCAAAAAGGATCCCATAATGATTTATTGGATTCCAATGACAGATGATGATTGGGATTGGGTAAACGGTAAAGTACCGTCAACTCCAACAAATAAGTGAAATAAGGGGAGGAAACTCCCCTTCTCAGTTTTATCAATACCTAAATATAGGTATGATGAAAGCAAGAGTTTCCCCAAATTTAATCTCATTCGTCACGATACGTCGTGGGGATTGGATTATGAAAATATCTGTCTACAAGACAAAAGATATTTTACTGGTCGCACAACATTATTTTGAAAACGAAAAGTTTCAAGTAGTACATTTTTCAAATCAAGATGATGCTGCGAAATATATTGAAAGATTAGCAGAAGAGGTTTAACATGAGCGTGAAAGTTTTTAAATTGATCAATGGTGAAGAATTGATTGCAACAGTATCAACTCAAAACGATACTGAGTATCATCTAAGTGATCCAACAACCATTGTTATGCAGCAAACTGAACGTGGTGTTGGTGTGGCTCTAATGCCGTATATGCCATACGCTGGCAAACAAGTTACTCTCAATAAGAGTGCTGTTGCTTCTGAGGGTTCTCCTCTAGTAGAAATGCAAAATGAATATAGTCGAGTCACTGGGTCAGGAATCCAGATTGTCTCGTCTTCAGCCCTTGCTGGGCTTAGTTCCTAAGTCGTAAAATCACCCTAAACCCCTCTCTAGTAGAGGGGTTTTTTCATTGTAGGACTGCCTAAGTCATTGATCTATAAGGGGAAATAATCCCCTCAAATACTGAGGGTTACTTTGCAAAATACCTTGCCTTTAATTCATATCGCTGGTATAATAGTCTTATGATGATTGAAAAGGAACTAAAAATGATTGTAAAAACTGGTGATGTGATTCGCTCTTATGACTTTAAGCCAATGGTTGGTCGTGATGATTGTTTCGTTGAAGGTGTTGTTGAGCGTGAGACAAATGAGCAAGGTTACGATGCTTACAAAATTACCGTGACCAAAGATTCTTGGTCTGATGCGACTGACAAAGGTCGTGTTGGTAAAATTGTTTATGTACCTAAGCGTGTTTCGTTTAGTGAGTTTTCTGGTCGTATTATCAATCTGTCACGTTAATTGAAAAGGAAATATATTATGGAAAAGAAACAAATCGTTGCTACTATTTACAATCGCCCAGTTCAAACTAAATCTGAGGCACGTGCTGAATCTGAGAAAGCAATGAAGGCATTCTTACGTGCAGGTGGTGTGATTAAGGTTGATGAGCGTAAACCTCGTGCTCCAAAAGCAAAAATGTCTAGCAAAAGTTCCCGTGGCTTTGTCTCTGGTACTTCTGGCTTTGCCACTGGAATGCCACGTAAGACAACTTTTAGTTTGGTTTAATTTTAAGGAGATCATAAATGTCTGAATTCAAATCTTGGGAAGAAATGACTGCGTTGGAACAAGCCCAGTGTACTTACTCTGACTTCCATAAAGATGCTTATGGTTTCCGTCCACGTCATGTTGACACCAGTACTTGGACACTCGAAGACTTCGATCGCGAGTTCGCTGTGTTTGCTCGTGTGTGTGAACAGAATCGCATCCAAGAAGAAGCAGCAGAAGCAGAAGCCACTGCTAAGTTTGAGCAGCATGTGACCAACACAAT